TGATGCCGGTCATATAAACCCCCGACTGCTTTCGCGGCCCCACACCTTGCCGCCGGTCACCAGCTCGGCGCCTGCGCTGCTGACGGGCTGCACGCCGCTGGCTGCGTCTGCGCCCAGGCTGACGACGCCCTTTGAAACGCTTTCAAGCCACTTGATGTTCGCCGCATGGCGGTCCTTGATCAGATCCGTGACCTGATCGTCATAGAGGTAAAAGCGCGCCAGCTCGCAGGCCACCCGCTGCAGCACGGCTGGCACCGGCGCGATCGGCAAGGTGTACCTGGCGCTGATGTAGCCGTTGATGGTGTCGTCGGCGTCCTGCAGGGCGCGCTGCACCACCACCAGGCCGGCCTGGGCGCGGGCGACCGCATCGGCCGGGTAGCCCACCAGGCTGGTTCCTGCGGCCACGGCGATCATCAGCGCGGCGGTGACCAGGCGCGGCACGCCGCGATCGACGCGCTGAGCAATCTCAGTGGCGTCGAAGCGGGTCAGCAGTTCTGTGGCGGTGGCGTAGGGCACTTGGTTTTAAGGGGTGTTTAAGCTTTAAGGAATGCACACTTGGGTAGCACATTCCTGAAACCTCAAAAAAGGCCCGGTGGTGTTACCCACCGGGGCTTTTGCTCAGCTGCTTTGCAGTTGCTTATTTGTGTCGGTCTACGCCTCGGCTGGCGGCTCGATGTCCACTTCCTGCACGACCAGGTTGGGGTCTGTGGTGATCTGCTCGACCTGTTCGGCCGACAGCTCGCTCAGCGGAATCGTCTTTGCCTCGCCACTGAAGGTGTGGCCACCCCGGCGAAAGCTCGCCGGGCGGGCTGTGACCTTCAGGCCTCGGGTGGCCGGGCCAGCGGCCCGGCTTTGGTTCTTGGTTGCCATCTAAGTTTTCTCCTGGAGTTAATCAGTCAGTGGCCGCTCAAGGCAACCAGGGGCAGGTCACGACCACGGCGGTGTTGCGGTAGACGTTGCTGGCGCCGTTTGCCTGGCGCTCGGCGGTGACCACGTCCAGCGCGGCCTTTTCGTTGCTGGGGCCAACGAGCAGCAGGCCGGGCATGATGCCCATCGGCTTGCCGGCATCGTTTTTGACGCTCATCATGGCCTGGCGTGCGGCGCCGTAGCCGGCTGCGTCCAGGGCGGCCTTGCTGCAATAGGCTTGCTGCCACAGCCCGAAGCCCACGTTCAACCGGCCATCGACGCCAAAGACATATTCGTCTTTGTCGAAGACGTGCTGGTCTGTCAGGTCCGTCTTGGAGACAAACGAGTAGTCCCGGCGCATCTGCAAAATGAAGGGCTTGAGCATCTTGCTGATGTCGAGCAGATACCAGGGGTTGTTGCCGCCAACAGACTGGTAGTTGCTGACGCTGACCTCTGCGCCCGACTGACCCACCGGGTGATCGGTATCGAAGAAGTACTGGCCGTCATAGCACAGCGTCGAAGTGCCGGCTGCGATCAGCGAAAAGATCAACTGATCAGGATGCAGCGCCGCGTCCTGGCCGAGGTTTGCCATCAGCGGCGTGTAGGTGCCGTACTGGTCATCATCAATGGCGTCCCTGGGTACCGCCACGGTGTTTTCAAACTTCTTGTTCTTGATGCTGTAGCCGTGCAGCTTGAGGTTCTGGTACACCCGCTCACCCAGCCACTCGCGCATTTGCGTGTTCGCGCCAAGCCAGGCATAGATTTCCTCGCTGGTCGAGGACGGCACCTTCATGGCGACCTTGTCCCACATCGGCTTTGCCGTGGTAAAGGCACCCTTGAAGGCCGCGTTAAAACCCTGCTTGAGCAGTGTCAGGTTGGCCGGCGTGATGGTCAGCCCGCCGAAAGCCAGGGCCGCCCAGGCCTCGCTGTTGGCCGGCATCGAAATTGCCGCCATTGCCAGGCCGGCGTGCGCCGGGTGATGGCCCGCAAAGGCCATGCCCGCGCCGAGCACGGCGAAGACCACGATCGCCAGCAGGCGACCACCAGAAAAAATGCTGCGTTTCATTGATTGCTCCAGGAGTTGAGGGGGGTTAGATGAACTCGATCCAGACGCCGGTGGCGTCCACGTCGCGGATTTTTCCGGCGATGCTGCGGGTCGCGACGCCGTCCGTCTTGGCGACGGTCTGGTTGTCCACGATGTAGGCGTTGGTGCCGATGTCGGCGATGGTGATCAGGTCGGCTGCTGCGCTGTTGGCGAAGCGGAACCAGCCGTCGTTGCGCACCGGCACCTTGATGTCGCCGCTGGCACCCAGCGTGTTGTCAGCGGTTTCGTCGGCCACGCCAACGGCCTTGAGGGTGGTCGCCACCGCGCCGCCCTGGGCGTAGCCTGCGGCGGTGAGTACCACCAGGGTGCCTGCCAGCACCTTGGTGGCGGCAAGCACGGGGTAAGCGGCCTTGTCGCCCGCGCGGCGCTGGGTGTCGCGCTCTGTTGCAATTGCTGTCATGTTGTTTCCAGGTAGTTAGGGGGTTGGGTGGGGGCGCGTCAGGCGGCAACCTCTGCGCCGCCGCGGAACTGCTCAAGCGTCAGGCCCATGCTTTTGCACATGGCCAGCTCTTCGGCCGTGCCTGGCGCCTTGGGGTCAAGCGCTGCGGCAGGCTTGCCGCCGGTTTGCGTCTGGCCGGCCAACGCAGGGTTGGCGGGCGTGTCCTTGATCAGCGCCTTGAGCTGGGCAACGTCCACCTTGCCGATGTCGCGCCACACCTTCTCAACCACCGGGGAGCACTTGCCTTCGGCCCGTGCGGCGGCGATCAGTTCATCGACCTCGCGGTCAACGCCAACGGCCTTGAGCGCGACAACTTCCTTGTTGAGGGCGTTGAAGGAGTCCAGCGAGACAAATTTCGTTGGGTCCGGGTTTCCACCTGCGCCACTGGCTTTCAGCGCGGCCACTTCCGTGGTCAGGCTTTCGGCCTTGTCAGCGCCGGCTTTCAACGCAGCCACAGCCGTGACGGCGTCCGCTGCAGTGACCGTCTCGGCCAAGCCTGCAGCTTTGCGCAGATCGGCAGGCGCCGACCGGAGCATGGTGACGGCGCTCACAGCCTGCTCAGCTGTGGTCGCGTCGGTTTCAGGAAGGCCCAGCGCCTTTAACAGCGCCATCAATACTGGATTCATTGAATTCTCCGAGGGGTTATCGACCGAGGAAGAAGCCGGGTCGATGTCGGCCGTGGAAAAGCGGGCGGTCAGGGCGGCGAGCTGGACTTCGTCCATGCCGTCCAGGCCGGGGTTGTTTGTGAGGGCGGCGCAGATCAGGCGCTCGACCTCGCCAGTTTTTGGGTTGAACTCGAACACCGCACTGATGTAGCGGTACTCATCTGCGCCGATGTATTCGGTCGCTCGCACTGTCCAGCGCACGTCTGTGGCGAACAGCCCTTTCGCCGCATCAAACTCAACGCGCTTGAACCAACCCGCAGCCGGCGCGGGCTGGCCGTTGATGTCGGCCAGTTGGGTTTGGTGCTCATAGTCAATGACGAAGTCGTTCTTCCGGCCGTGAACCTGGGCGACCACCTTGGGCGCGTTCTTGTCGGTCAGCTTCCAGCTGCCGAACGGCATCGGCCGGCCATCGGTCGGCTTGAATTCGCCTGCAGGCAGCAATTGCACGAGGGCGCCGGCGGCCGCGCCAATGGCGAACGTCAGCGCTGCAATGTTTCCTGGCTTGTGTGGTGTCTTCTTCATGAGGCGTTGATCCTCGCGCGATGCCGCACCACACGTCTAGTAAAACGCTTTAGCTCGTTCATGGCTTGGCGCCTTTGTCGGCCTTGAAGGCATGGGTCTTATCCCGCAGCATCTTTTCCAGGTGCGCGCGCCGGCCGCCTGGTGGGTAGTGGAAGGCCGGGTCAACGCCGGTCGGCACGCTCATCACTTCGCCCGTGCGCTTGTTGACCACCTCGCGCATCACCTCGGGCGGCGCCTTACCGACCTTGAGGCCCTCGCGGTCGAGCATGCGCTGCGTGTACTGGATGACGCTGCACTTGCAGCCCCACTCCTTGATCGGCAGATGCGACTGCCAGAACGAGTCGTCGGCGCGCAGCACCAGGCCGGCATAGGCCAGGTGGGTGTGGCGCGGGTTGCTTGACGCGCTGCGCACGTACTCAAGAAAGGGGAACAGCTCCTGGTTGCGCTCGATGCGCTCCCATTGCCCTTCGCTGTAGGCGGTGGCAAGGTTGGTGTCGAAGATCACTTCCAGCCGGCGCGGGCTGCCCAGCTGCACCAGCTTGGTCTCGCCGTCGTCCGGGTCAACCATCTCCTGGCGGCCCCACCAGCCACGCTTGACCAGGCGCGGCATCAGCTCTTCCTGGAACACGGCCAGCGTGGTGCCGTCTGCGATCGCTGCGTCCACGAACTCGCGGATCTCGGCCAGCAGATCCAGCTGCATGGCCTTGGCGACGGTGAACGCGGCCTGGTGTTCCTGCTGCCAGACATCCCGGTAGTCAAAGCCGATCCGGTAGCCCTTCTGCCGGAAATAGGCGATGGCTTCCTCCGGATTGACGGCCTTCAGGACCGGCTTCAAGTCCAGTTTTTTGGGCATTTAATGCAACACCCGCTCAAAACCAGCCGAAAAAGGCAAGCCCATCCCCGCCCCAAATTGGCGCATAGACCCTTTAAAGACCGCTTTAGCAGCCGCGCTGGCGATTTTTTGGGGGGGTGGTAGCCAGATCGGCGAAAGGCGCCACAAAGGCCCTGAAATTTGAAGTGGCCCGGTTTGGGGGCACCGGACGGCCGCCCACCAAAGCGGAAACCTCAATGCTGGCGCGGGTTTACGGCCGTTTGGCTGGCGCATCAATCGGCCTTTTTGACCTGGTTGAGCTGGCCCCAAGTGCGGGCCGCGAATTGGCCGCGCGCCAGCAGCTCGGCCAGCCTGGCCGGATTGGCCTGGCTCAGCGCTGCCTCCAGGGCATCGCGGAATTCCTCCAGGGTGCTGGCAGCGGCCAGCGCGGTCTGGATGGGCTGCAGGGTTTCGCCCAGGACTTCTTCCCAGTCGTCGCCCATGTCGGCCACCAGCGCGTCCAGTTCATCGCCCTCGGGGCCGCCCGCCGGCACACGGGCCTTGAGCTGGGCACTGCCAGGCTTGGGCGCATTGTTCGGTTTTGCCTTGGGGTCGGTCGGTTCGGCCGCCGCAGACGCAGCCGGCGTCAGGATTTCGTCGCCATCGGCCGGTTGCGGGATCTTCAGCTTGTCGTGCGCCCACTTGGCTGGGATGCGCATGCCCACGCCCACCAGCTTGGGAACGGCGTCGCTGTACAGCTTCAGGTCTTCCGGCTCCTGGGTATCAAACACCAGGCTGGGGCAGCGGCGCATGTCCGTCGCCCCCTTGTTCAATGCCAGCAGCGGGTAGATCAGCTGGCGCTTGAGGGTGGCCGCGATCTGCTTGGCGTCGGCATTGCGCAGCTCGGTGCGCACCTCGTTGTGCACCTTGCCCAGGGCCTGTGTGCCGTTGGCGCCTTCGCTGCTGGTCAGCGTGCCGCCCAGGATGGCCTTGGACATCGTCCGCTCCATCAGGCTGATCATGGAGTCGAAGGCCTTGTTGTCGCCCTGGGCCGCATCCTTGAAGTCGATCGCCATGCCGGCCGGGATGATGGCCGCTGCGTTGTGGCCGATGCCGGCGACGGCGCGCAGCAGCGTGGCCTTGTCTTCCTTGGTGGCGCTGGCGTTGTAAATGCCCAGGCGGATCGGCAGGCCGTAGATCTCCAGGAACTCGGCCAGATCGCGCACGGCGTAGTTCTTGAAAATGAAGGGCCACGTCAGCACGCGGAACAAACCGCTGCGCGAGACATAGCCGCTGCGCGCCCGGTGCTGGTGCATGATCCAGCCGAACTGCCAGAGCCGCTCACCGTCTGCGCTGTTGTCGCGCAGCCGCAGCTCGTTGCGGCCGATCTCTGGATCGAGCGCCAGCTTGAACCAGCCCTGTGGCCGGTGCTCGATCTTCACCGGCATCTGGATGCCGTCCACCCGGCCCCATGTCATCTCCAGCGGGGCAAAGCCGTGGCCGATCGCGTCCGTCATGTCGAACAGCACGTCGCCGAAGTCCTCCATCGACTCCAGCACCTCGGTGATGAACTCGGCCTGGGCCTTCTCCTGGGCCGTTGCATTCTTGGGCGGGACGATAGTCCAGTCCAGCTGCTGCACGGCCATGCGGCGCTTCTGCAGCTCGCTGAAAAGGTGGCCGTCCTTTTCTTCCATGTCGGCAAACAGCTCGTGCTGGGCCGTCAGGTCGCCTTGCTCGGCGTCCTGCAGGATCTTTGCCAGGCGTGGCGGCGTCAGGCCCCGGCTGGGGTGGTTCTCAAACTCATAGCGCAGCTGCGCCAGGCGCGCGGTCTGCGGCTCCTGGAGCTGAGCCACGGCTACGTCTTCAAAGGCTTTGCCGAATTGGTCAAGGATGGCCATAGTTGTTTCTCGGTTGTGTTGGCCTACCAGGCACCGCGCTGAAAGTCGCCCATGTCGTGATCGTTGTCGCGGTCATTGAGCGGTGCATCCCAGCGGCCGTGGCGGGCTGGCGCGGCCTCATAGCCGTAGTCATTGGTGCCGGCCAGCACTCGACTGGCGTACCAGGCGTTGGCGCCAGCGATGAAGGTGTCGCCGTGGCGTTTCTTTTTCTGAGCATCGGCGGTGCGCAGATCTGGAATCAGCGGAATGCCCTTGACGACCTTGGGCACGCGGTGGTCGGCCAGAATGTCCGCGTCCATTGGCAGCTCGAACATCCGGTCCTCGAACGCCGCTTTGTACGGAGGCAGGTTTTCCAGGTACCAGGCCTGCGTGGCCATGATGCAGAGAATTCGGTCCGGGCCATACCGCTGCGCCGTCTCTTCAGCCATCTGCGAGCCGAGCCCACGGCCATCCAGCGCGGCACCGACAAAGCGGTGCAAGCCGTCCATCAAATACCAGAGCACCTGCAGCTGCTGACGGAATGGCATGCCGCGCAGCTCGATCGCAAAGGGCGCATAGCGCGTCAGGTTCTGGCGTTGCAGCAGCGGCACCAGGGCAGTCAGGTCGCCGGTGCGCGCGAAGTCACCGCCGACAAAGCTCATCTCGTTTTTCGGCAACTCGGTCAGCAGCGGCTTGAGGTTGTCTTCGCACCAGCCGAGGACGGTGGAAATGCGCGACTGCTCAGACTGGAAAGTAAAAGCCGGCGCGCGCTGGTCACGCAGCACCGGCCAGCCCTTGCGCATCTGGCCTTCGACCAGCTCGCGGGTGAGGAAGGCGCCAGAGCCGTTCTTGGGCACGCAGTCCAGCTCTTCCTCGGCGTCGTCGCCGTACTGCGCGCGGATGGTTGCCGCCCACTTGGCTTCGCCCTCGGCCGTCCATTCAATCTCCTGGCGCTGGCAGACGCGGTGGTACAGGCCGTCGCGGATGGCTTCATCGAAGGTGGTGCGGTGCAGGCTGTAGGGCACGCGGCCGGCGCGGATATCGTTGACCAGGGTGTTGAACGGGTTGTCGTCGCCGTTGTGGGTGCTGATGATGCGAACCTCGCCGCCCCAGATCAACAGCGCCATCGCGGCCTTGATCAGGCCGGCCAGGTCGGTGTGGAAGGCGGCTTCGTCGATGATGACGCGGCCCTGCTTGCCGCGCAGGTTTCGCGGCGTCGATGACAGTGCCGTGATGCGGTGGCCGCTGGCGAAGGTGATGCTGAATTTCAGCACCGACTGGCGCTCTTCGCCGTCAATGAAGATTTCCTCACCCGACTCGATGTCGGCCGCGAAGCCCTGCATGTGCTGCGCCCACTGCGCGCAATCGAGAATGAACTCGATCGCCATGTCCTTGGTGTAGCCGATGTACCAGACGTCCATGCCGGTCGCCGCGGCTGCGCATTCCACCGCGTCTTCGGCTTCGCCCCAGCTCAGGCCGATGCGGCGCGATTTCTCGTAGACCTTGACCTTGGCCTTGTCGGTAACCCACTTGCCCTGGTAGTCCAGGAAGATGCCGGGCGAGCGCTGCGCCGCCTGGTACTGGATCGCCTCGGCCAACGGCGTCAGCGTGGGGGACAAGGCAATCGCGGCCGCGACTGCCAGCTTGGGCAGAATCATTTGGCGGCAACCCCCAGAACCTTGTTGCGCCAGGTCTGGATGGTCTCTTCAGACGCACCCAGCTTGCGGGCACCCTTGGTGATTTCTTCGGCAGCTTTCTCTGCCTTGGCCGCGACCAGCTTGCGGATGGCAAACTCTTTGTCGATCACCAGCTTGTCGGTCTGGGCAAAGCCCTTGATGGCGTTGCTCAGGAACATCAGGTCTTCAGGGCTGGCGCTTTCGGTTTCGCTGATGCTCTTGAAGGCCACCATGCGCAGCATCTCCAGCAACATGCGGCTCACGTCGCCCTTGGGCTCCGCGCCGATCTTGTCCATCCACACCGAGGCCATCTGCTGCGCCTGTCGGTATTCCTCCATGCGCTCATTGGCTGTCTTGACGTAGCGGCCAACGGCAGAGCGCGATGCCTCGCCGCCCAGGGAATTGATCAGCTCGACCAGCTGGTCGATGCTGGTGCGGCCTTCGCGCACGGCCGTGTCCACCGCTTCCTTGATCTTGGGGTCAAGCTGGGTGATGGAGCTGGGCCGGGAAGGCTTGCGCTTGACTATGGTTTTTGTTGCCATGTAAAAGCCTTTAAGGCGTCGGCTTCTTGACGCCTGGCACGCTGGCGCGGCCGGCGGCTACATCCGCGCCACGGGCCGTCATGGTGGCAAGGGTCACCTCGCCGATCACGCGCGAAGTCACCAGGCCCTGCTCGGCCAGCCAGGCAATATCGCCGGTGACCTGGTCGATGCTGGCGTTGTGGCCGTAGATGTCGCCAATGGCATCGCGCAGCAGGAAGCCGTTGGCCTGGTAGCCCTGCGACTGCGCCAGCACCAGCAGCAGCGACAAGCGGCGGTCTTCGGTGACGGTTTTCTGGAAGCTCATCGGTGTTTGTTGTTGAGTAAGTGGTCATGCACCAGGTTGATCTGGTGCTCCATGCGTGCGAGCAGGCCGGCCAGGCCGTTGATCTGCGCCTTCACCGAGGACACGTCATTGGCCAGATGGGCCATGTCCTGCTGGGTCGGCAGGTGATTGACCGCTTCTTCCAGGACGGTGATGCGGGTGTTCTGCTGCTCGTTGGCCTCGGTGCTTGCCTTGATGAAGGTTGCCAGCTCGTTGGACACGGCTTTGACGGCGATAACGTTGTCGTTGTCCTTGGTGCGCAGGTAGCCCCACACGCCCAGGGCGATGATTGCCACCCAATGCGCGATGTCATTGAAGACCTTCCACGAGATGAGATCAAAGGGGCTCAAGGGCTCTCTCCGTTTTGTTTGTTTGTTTGGGTGCGCGACATACAAACATCGCGTCATCCTGCAGGCCGGCTACCTGGTCGCGGAGTCGGTCAGCTTCTGCAGCCAGCCCGAGGAAAGCTTGGTTGCAGCTTCCAAAAAGCTCTCTTGCGGTGGCGGCACCTTCAGCGAGGGCGACAGATCCGGGATCGCTTCCGGCGGCGGATACGTCACGCCGGTTGAGGGTGTCAATGGCGCTGCGCAGCTGGTCAGCAACAGCATCGCCAGCACGGATGCGGCGCTCACGAAGCGCCTCGCGTTTTGCCTGTTCATCGGAAATCCTTTCTGCGTTACGAAACTTGATCAGTTGGTCGGCGCTGCGCTCACGCTCCAGGCGCAGGGTTTCGGCCTGGTCAATGGCCTTTTGCTTGTCGCACTGCGCCTGCGTGCGGGCTTCACCCACACCGATCAGGTGCGAGCGCACGGCAGCAGCCCCGGCCGCAAGCGCAGCCAGCACAGCGGCAATGAGGGCCAGGCGTATCCAGGTCATGACCTGCCCACCGCCGTGCTGGTGATGAATCGCAGGGCGGCATTGGCGACCGGCAGCGCGAAAGCCAGCCAAGGAAACAAGCCACCGGGCAAGACGCCCTGCAAAACATTGAGCTGCGTCTCGGCAGCGGCCAGCGCCAGCATGGCGGCGTTGACCCACAGTGTTTTTGACTTCCACCAGGGCTTGACTGCCGGCGTGTTTTCGGCAGCGGCCCAGCCGGCTTTGGTGGCCGCGTTTAGCTGCCACCAGTCGAGCAGTGGCATGCCGTCGTAAGTCTTGCCGCCAACCGCCAGGCTGTAGGAGGCATAGGCTTTTTGTCCGGGGCTCATTTCAGCCACTTCCACAATGCCCAGGCGAGCAGCGCGATCAAAGCGGCCGCAATGTATGGCAGGCTGTAGATGATCCACATGATCAGCCGGTAGTCGCCGTGGCCCCGTTGCCTATGTTTAAGGTTTGTGCGTCCTCTCATGCTTGCTGCTCCTGGTAGATCTGGCTGGCCTCGGGCTGCATGCCACGGGCCAGCCAGGCGCGCACGTCGAAGCCTGGGCAGGTTTTTGTCCACTCGAAAGGCTCGACCAGGCCGTCGCCATCGCCATCGGGCGACAGGTCGCGGTGGCCGCAGACGCCGCCGAACATGGTGTAGCCCAGCTTGCGCGTCTTGTCTGGCACGCGCTTGGGGGCGGAGCAGGGGATGCCGTAGTCCGACAGCAGCATGGACACCACCGCCTGCAGGCTCTTCCATTGCTCGGCGGTGTATTTGGCCTCGCGCTCAGCGCCGCCCACCAGGCAGATGCCCACCGAGTTGGCGTTGAACTCGGCAGCATGCGCGCCGACCTCGCTCAAGGCCCGGCCAGACCAGACCTCGCCGGTCAGGTCAATGATGAAGTGGTAGCCGATGGACGGCAGCTTCGAACTGAAAGCGCGCACGGCCTCTGGCCGAC